ATGCTCTAGTTACTTGTATATCAGCAACCGTTGAATCAGACAATATTGCCGTATATCCTAATGTTGCATTGCCACCTTTAAAATTACTAGTATTTGGTGCAATAATAGTACTATCACCAGGTGCAGCCAATGTAATTGAAGTATTACCTACAGTTACAACTGGTATATTAGTTGTTTGTTTTGGCAAAGTAACTAATTTATATTTCAATGCTTGTGTCTCATCCGGAATTGCTTCAGTGATTGGCATATTTTCAATAATTGTTCCGTAATATGCAGTTCCTAGTGGATGATCTGGATTCCATAATGAATAATCAATTTCATCATCACCTACCGCAAATTGCGTAATATTAAAAGCATTTCCGCCTTTTGCTAAAAGTTCACGTCCTTTTAACGTTAAAATTGCGTCTATTGTAACGCTCGAATTATCTAAATATCCCATATGTTTTTACCTTATTTTATATAAATATACATGTTGTAATTTTTATGGTTAAACTAATCTAAAACTTCCCTGTGCATTATCTTGATTTTGATATATCAATTGATTTGGATTTGCCGTTCTAAATTCTGCTACCGGTCCGCCATCAACGGTTTGTGTTGAATTTATATTGAAATCTGGAGAAGTCATTTTTGCACCAGAATAACGTTGATTTTCAATTCCACGTGGTAAATAATCTTGTATTTCTGCAAAACTACCGGTAAATCTACGTTCAACATTAATGCCATAACTAGAAAATCCATATGTACCGGCGCCATATGATCCAATTGGTCCAGAACTAGTAATCGCAGATACACTTCCGGAAATATATCGCAATTCTGACAATATGCTACTAGTATAAGTTGGTTGTAACCCATCACTTAACCAATATGGCGTCGATGCTGTTATATATGTACTTCCAGATTTAACTAAATATTGATGCGAATATACAACTCCATCATATTTTTCTGAAGTTGATGCAGTTAAATATATTTGCCACTGATCATCATCATTTGCAGATAATGTCAATACTTTTGCATCCGTTTCTCCTAAATATTGTACATAATCTCCCGATGAAGTAACTTTAGAATTTTCAATCAATGAATTATAACTACTATCAAATCTAGCTAATTCTGGTAGAATTGTATCTTTGCTTCGTTCTAATACATTTGGTTGTACTAATATTCCCGTTAATTTTTGAGCACGTGCTGGCAATAACTGTTCTAATTGTCGGAAAAAGGATAAATCAAACAATGTAAACATATTGATATATGCATTGATATCATTTTTATCAGAATATTTTTTCCAATATGTTTGTGCTGCTTGTATTAATTTTGGATATGATTTTGAATCAGTTTCACCCGGATCGCCGATATATTGATCTAAATCAATAAAACCTAATTGTGCAATAACATCTTCATCAATCATCGATTGCGGAGAAAAATATACACCTAATTTTTTGCTATCCAATGGTGCTTTATCAAATTGACTTCGTTCGGCACGAGTTTTTACATCTAATCCGCCGACCAATTCATTTTGTTCAATTCGTATTTTATTATCATCAAACGTTCCGGCACCCAATGATGGTGCATCATAGTATTGAGTTTCTTCATATGAATCGTATGGCGTATTTATTGACCAACTAGCAAATGATGCCGAGATAGTTGAAGCTTTTGGTTGTATACCCGATAAACTACTTGTTAGCGAATGATTAATTTTTTCATTTAATGGCAATCTAAATATCAATTCAGAATATGCATCAGAATTTGCATTGTATGCACCTGCAGCTTTTACGTGATTATTAAAAGCAGTTTCTGACAATGATGAAGACCATAATCGTAATTCTTGTAATTGACCAACAAACCGATTTGCACCCGTACTAGTTCCGCCTAATACAATTGAACCAGTTGCACCAAATGATGCGGTTGCAGATGACGAAACTGCTGCAACAATTTTACCATATTTAGATTTTTTCGTAATTAAATCTAAATTAGTACCATTTGTTTTTATCATGGTAGTCAACCATTCGTCATTGTATAATTCAATTAATCCAGAACCAGTTCCGTTAATTTTCATTACACCTTTATTGCCGCTATTAAATTCTAATGTTACTGCATTTGAGCCTATATTAAGCAGGTTCATCGTAGTTGGAATAGATGGGTTTGCTACAACGTCATCTGGTCTAAAACGAAGTTCTACGGTATTAATTGACTGTGAATAATTTACAGTAACTGTACCTGCCGTACTACCACTTAAATCTAATGCATAATCAAAATTGTATTTTTCATATATCGGAGCTCGTTCTAATCTAGGTCCGCCATATTCATTAATACTTATAATTGATTGCGGAATTCCATAACAAGCTAATAATGCTTGTATGCTTCGTTTAGTTCCTTTAGATTTAAGTAATAATGGTATATTGTTAACGATGCGACGCCAAATTGCATATGTTGTATTTTGTCCTGACACAGCAGGATCGCCAACACTAACTGAACCAGTTAATGGTATGCCAGCATCATTAGTGCCTAATACATATTCCCATAATTCTTGATTTTGTTTTCCGTTAGTTAAAGTCCAACCAAATTGTTTTGCTACAGAATATAACAATTCATTTGGCATACCTAATTTAGGATTTTCTTCTCGTTTATGAATTAACGATGCATGATGTACATATGTATATAAAATATCATAATGTTGTCCTAACATGTATACGAATGATGTAAAATTAGTATTACTTGTATCTAATGTAAGGAATTCTGGTATTGTATATATTAATCCATTGATGTTTGATAAATCATATAATGATGCTGTTTGTAATAAATTGTTGTACCAACTTTTAAAAATCGAACTTGTTGTTGAAGTTAATGCATATGGTTTAGTGCTCGTTGTTTTTGGCACTGGCTGTATGTAACTACCTGTTAGTTCTGCAACATTAAATGTTTCGCTAGGAATATTATATGTAGTTAGCATCGAAGATGATTCGTAATACAAATAATTTTCAAAATTATCAAATCCACTAATCAAATTAGTTTTTAATACAGTAAAGTCTTGTGCATTAGTAGTAGCAGCACTACCAGATAATGTTGCAACAAACGCACTTTGACTTGTATAGTATTCTATTAAATCTAATTTATATTTGAAATTTTTCAAACGTTCTGTTGCTGAACTATAAAATACAAAATTATTAAAATCTGAATAATCAATATTCAATTTCATTCCAGACAAACTTCCAGAAAAATATGTATCAACTAATTGTTGCGATGTTTGTGTTGTTGAACTTAATAAATCTGTCCAATTTTTTAAACCAGTTTCAGCAGATGTATTATAAATTGCATTTGCTTGCCAATTTGGATTTGCTAATGATTTAAATGTACGAAGCGAACCTTTTGATGCAATATCAACCGTATCAATATATGAAGGTTTTTGTTCTTCAACTATCCAACACTTAAAATCTACTGCAAAATTTTGAGGTAATGGTTCATAAAGTTTAACATACAAATATTCACCAATTACGACACTATTAACAAATAATACGCATTGATTTCTACTAAAATTTAACAAATATGTTTTGTGAAATTCAGAAGCCGTTTGATCTACGGTTTGTATATAATTTGTAATTTGTTGTAAAAATTCAGGATCTTCATCATCAATTGCACGCAATCTAATTTCTGTTCGATCTGGAGAAATTTCATCAATTCTTAAATGTTGTCGTTCGTAACTACCAATTAAATTTTTAAAAAAGTTAACGGCAATTCTAAAATTTCCAGAAGTTAATTTAATTTTTTCTAACTCTGAAAATATATCAATTGCAATTGGATTAAGTACTGGAATTGTTTTATTAGTTGTTCTATCAATAAATTGAGGAACTTTTCGTTGAAGCTGAATTTTGTGATTACCAGTAATCCAAGCATCATCAACATAAACATGTAATTCTAATCTAGAATCATCTGCAGAATTAACAATATCAGTATTAAAAAATATAGGTTGGTCAATTGAATAAGATACAACATCCAATTTAGCACGATCAATACGATTTGCAGAAATCGATTTGTTTGTAGATTTTATTTCATTGATATTTTTATACTGATTAAGCATTTATCTCCTGATTCCAAAGATCTACATTTTTACTTGCATCCGTTATCACCCAATATGACTGTAATGCATTTATTGTATGAAATTCAGTATTATTATTTTGTCCTGCTTTAGCGCCAATGCCAAAACGATCTCCAATTTCAAATTCTGAATTTGGAATAATAATATCAACTTCTAAATTTTGAACTTCATATTGATTAATTGATCCCGGGGTAGTTGGTCTAAATTCTGAGGTATTTTCAAATGTACGATATTCTCTATCTAAACCTTCTTCAGATGCTCGTATTATAGAGAAAAATGCAGTTCCAAATCCGGATGGGGCATCATATCGATGTTGCAATTTAATTCTAAATCTTAAATCAGCTCCAGAATTTTTAAGATCTTTTGTTACTGTATATGTATTTGGAGATTGTTGTGACAATCCGTCTTGAATTTCTCCAATTTCGATTCCAGAATATTCTGCACTAGCAGCAATTCGTTGATCTTCCGATGGACGATATCTTGCAAATACAGGATCTAAACTTTGTAAATTTAAATCTAAATCTAAATCAACAACATCCTCATCAACAACTGTCGTGCGTGCAGGAAATTTAAAGTATTTAAATTGAGTATCTAAAACACGCAACATTGATTTAGTTGTTATGCGATTAACTGTTGGTTCTATAATTAATAATGGATTGTTATCAACGCCTTCTTGCAATGCAATATTACCATTTTCATTTCTAGGAATAACGTTAACATTATTTGAAACATACGTTAATCCTTGATTCTGATACTTAACTTGCAAATCAACCGCAATAGAATCTTTAATTATAGAAACTGATTCTTTAATCGAATTTCCTATATTCAATAATCTATCATTACTTATATTAACCATTATTTACTACCTAACTACTTTAAAATAAATTTGGTCG